AATTTGTGCCAATCTTCGTAGCACCCCATCCGCGAACATCGTCTTGAACGCAATGGTGCGTAGCGTCCGTGCGGCTCTTGTACCAAATCAAATCCGGTTCAAATGATAAACCCGTGATGTCGAGGTCAGATGATGAACCGTCACCCGTCCAAATCTTTGTATCAAAATGCTCCTCACCCTTGGCGATTGTGGGGGTTGGGAGGTTGCCTGTGGAGAGGCTTGAGTAGCCGGAAGGTGGCGTGTAGAAAAATTCGCTCGTGGCTCCCCCGCTCTTGTTGCCCGCGAAGGTTGGGTCTTGGCCGCCGTTGAAAACCATATACGCCCCATACGCACGAATGGCTGGCATCAACGCTTCATCTCCAGAGAGTGTGACGGCTGGGTAAGTTCCTGCCGCGACATCGGGCGTGTTTCCAGACGTATCATCCTGCCAAGTATTATCTCGGCCAAACCAGACCTTTCCAGTGTCAGCGTCGAACGCGCATTGGATGATATAGGCAGCGTCATCCCAGCGTGAGCCGAAAGCGGTACTACTGCCATTGTATTCCAAAAATCCAGTGCTGTCAGTGCCGCTCGCGTTTGCCATATACGCCACCGTGTTCGCGGAAGCTGCACCCATTGTAGCCGTGTTTGCTGTGTCTGCTCTTGTGATGCCAACGAGTTGATTGGCGGTGTCTGGAGAAACATCCGGCTTGTAGACTTCAAAGTAGTATTTGCCAGATGTTGCACCAATCGTAGCTGGTTCGTTGAAACCACTTCCGCTGACCCAAGTAGATTTTAAGTTGCCCTCGGAAAGTGTGGTGGAGGAAGTGTTTTGCAACGGATTAAGCACACAATAATTTTTTCCCGGCGATGGGTTGTCCAGCATCAGATCCGAGGCAGCGAGGCCGCCGGTGTCAAAATGATTGTCCTCACCGCTGGTATCCGCGCCAATCGTACTGCTGCTGCCCGTTCCAGTTCCCGTCTGCTTCATTTCGAGATGAAATCCATTGTTGCCATACGCCCCGTCAGCCGTGTCATACGCTTTCGGTTTCCACTGCCCTGTCGTGGCATCCTCCTCGGCAAAGCTGGTGGGTGTCAGTGCCGTGCCGTCGATGAAATATGCGTCAGCCAAGTATCCATCGTAGTATCTTGAGGTTCCCCCCTCCCACCGCCCGAAATTGTGAACTACGGCCTCGTTCCAATAATGATTTCCGCTCGGATAACTAGCTGTGGCGTGGCTTAACAGATTCCCGTTCTGCCAAATCTTAACTGTATCCGCTCCAGATTCGCCCGTATCGACACAGATTGTGAAGTGATACCAATTAGAATAATCGCGGAACAGCGCATTCGTTCTCACGTACCAACTGAAAGCACCCGCCGAGGAGTCCCAGTGGCCCAGTTGAATATGGTCTGCGCCTCCGGTTATGAGTGACCCCGTAATCTTAAAATCCGCTTCGTCGCCTGTATCCGGCACAGAATCCAAAACATACATCCCCACGTTTGGGGCGTCGCTGTTCTCTCGGTTGCCCAGTTTTAACCACAACGAATAGGTGAATACCGTTGTGCTGGTTCCCGTTCCAAAAGTCCTGCTCAAATGCGGGGAGTCGCTGGCATTAAACCGCAACGACTTCGTAACCACATCATCCGCTGCTGCGGCGGCTGCGGCGGCTTGCATCATCATCGGGTTGGCAACAGGTACGCTCATTAGGCCATTCCAACGTGATACACTGCGCTGATTCGTGATGCGCTTTCGCAGTAATACGCCAGCACATCCACTCCGCTTGTTCCCGGCGTTGGTGTAGTCCCTCCAGCGAACTTAAATCCGCTGAAAGCTACTGCACTGCCATCGTGAGTAATCGTGATCGCACCAGCCTGACCCGCAGTGGCGTTGCTCACACTGAGCGTAATCCCCGCGCCACTCAGAGCAACTGCGTGATTGTTTGCCTCGGATAAATCGCAAACCCCTGCACTGGCTTGAGAACTGTCCACGCCTCCTCGTTGTGGAGCAGTGAAGGTTTGGGCAGTCGCCAGTTTGGCCGTGCCTGTTTCGGCGGCAACATCCGTACCAATCGTAAGTCCGAGGCTTGTCCGGGCAGTCGCACCACTCTCGGCTACCCACGCTGATCCGTTGCCGACCATGATGTTGCTGTCCGTCTTCGCCAGTGCGGCAATGTCGGTCAGGTCGCTGTCGAGCGGCTGATAGGTCGAACTGTGATTGTGGCTGGTCTGGCTGAAACGGCTATCCAGATCAGTGCTGCCCACACTTGCCACATGGCCGTAAGTATCGAACGTGATGTCCTGCAACACGTTGCCGTCAGCGTTGTCAACATTGGCCGCGCTGCTGGTATCGGTGTGGCTAAACTCCGTCCCTGTGAGTGTTACCGCCCCAGTAGCGGTGTAGGTCGTATTCGTGTCTGTGGCAGCAACAGTCACTGTGTCTGTGCCTGCCGCTGTGGTCAGGGTGACGTTACTGCCCGCTGCGAGCGTCAACGTATCATTGGCGGCATCGGCCACCACATCACTCTGGCCGCTCACCGCAACTGTGCCGAAGCTGTTGCCTGCAATAGCCGCAATGGTCACGCTGTCGGTACTGCTCGCCCCCGTGATTGTTACGCCGCTCCCGGCTTTTAAATTCAGCGTATCTGTAGAACTGTCAGCGGCTACGCTGGAGTCGCCGGAGGCCGAACCGCCATCTGCGGAAAGTGCAATCGTGGCAAAGCTGTTGGTGCTGCCACCGCCACCACCACCTGTGTTGTCGGTGAAACTCAAAGTTCCAGAGGCGTCTGTCTGGATCACTTGCCCGTTCGTGCCATCCGCAGTCGGCCAACTCAGACCGTCCAGAATAACCGCGCCACTTCCATTCGGAGTGATCGGGATATTTCCGTTGCTCGTACTAACGATACTCTGCCCGTTTACATCGAGCGAACCGCCAAGCTGCGGTGTAGTGTCCTCCACCACATCGCTGATGCCCGTAGTATCCGCTGCCGCAATGCTAATGCCGCCATCACTGTTCGTCACAGTGACATTCGTGCCGCCAGTGATCGTCGCCTTGGTCAAGCCGCCAGCCGTGTTGCCGACTAGAAGCTGCCCATCAGTATAAGTCGTTTCGCCCGTGCCGCCTTCACCCTCGGCCACTGTGCCAATCAGATTAGCGCGGGTAATTTTCTTGGTCGTGCCGGAAGTGGCCTGAGTCGTGTCGCTCGTATCGACCAACGGAATCATATCCGTGCTTGCCGGTTGTTCCGCTAGTTCCGTTAACCCTGTGATTTTTGTGTCAGCCATATTTGCCCCCTAATAAGTTTGCACGTCCAACCGGCGCACCTGCCCCTGTTGCCGGTAAAGTTTATCGCCCTCCATCATCAGAATCGCCTCGGCGTTCTGGTCGGCGGCCATCGCAAGTTCGTTGTCGCCTGTGCTACGCAGGTAGTCCGCGAACACCCCCCGAATTAAATAGTTTTGGAAAATCTTGGGTATCTTTACCAAGTCCCATTTGCTGCTCGTAGTGGTCGGTGATTCGTTCACCGCCACACTCGCGTTCGCATCATAAAAATTGCCATTAAAGTAAACCTGATCGCCACTTGAATATGTGCTGGTTGCCGCGTAGGTGTTGCCCGTCAGGTTGGGTCGCACCGTGCGGTACTCAACGTAGATAGGCGTAGTAGTGTCCCGCAGTTGGATGTAACGGTTTGTACCGTCATCGTAGATCGACCAAGCGAGTGAAACGGCGGTCGTAGTCACTCGCGGATTCTTGTTCAGCACGTTCAGGATTTCCCCGGCGTCAGTCGGGAAAGGTGCAACCTCGATGTCATCGGTCGCCGTCACAGCCGCACTGGCAACACGAATTGTTTCGGGCCAATACTCGCCTTCCCAACACAGGCCAAGGCGGCCATCGGTTAGGTCGCGAACGCGGGTGAACTCGACCGTGGACAGGTTCGCCGGGTCAAGGCCGGACAAGGTTGCCACGCCGTTCAATACTGCTGAGAAATTTAGTGTACGCATATTAACCTCCTTGCGGACTCATCGGCGCAACGCCGGTCAATCCCGTGGTCTTGTTGGCTTGTTGTTGCACGCCCATCTGTAAATTTTGGATGTACTTGCCAAACAGTTCCTTGAACATTTCGTTCCCTTGCAGTGCCTCCTGCACGCCGGGTGAGGTGCTGGAAATCTCCTGAGCAAACTGCATCTTCGTCGATGCGGTCGGGTCGTTGCTCGCGTCGGAATAAGTCGCCTCGATTCCTGAAAGCATATGAGAAATTTCGCTCTTCACCTCCTCGTACATCTTCTTGCTCGCTCCCTGCTGATCCATCAACAGTTCGTCCGCACTCTCCGGGGCAATGGCACGCAGTAATTTGCTGACCAACTTGCTTCGGTCAATTACGCCGCCCACATCGAGCGGGATGATGGCCTGCGAGATTGCCGCCATCTTCTTGGTGACAAGTTCGTTGTCCATTTCTTGGATATTGAATTTCAGGTTGAAGTCGAACCGCACCGCGTCCTGCGTTAACGCCTCGACCGCCGGGGTGGACGTGATCCGCATCAACTCTTCCGGCTCCAAATACTGGACGCACAAACGGAATGCCTGCCGGTACACGTCAGAGTAGCTTCGCAACCACTCGTTGGTCATCCGCTGCTGCTTCATCATGGTCTGAGTCTGCGGGATGTTCTTGTTCGGGCGACCGAAGTAGGCGTCTGCCTGCAACTGGATCGCCTCAATCAAATTGAAGGCCGTGTTGGGCGGTCTGCTCGGCGGTTGCAGGAAGGCGTAGTCGCCTGCCTTGGTCACCGGCAACTGCTGACCGGGGCCGATCTTATTCGCTAAACCAAGTCGCTTGTTCACCTGCAAGGGTGGCATCGTTTCAAAGCTGGTAGCGTCAAAGATGCTGTCGCGCTGCGCCTTAATCTCGTCCTGCCACGTCTTAACGATCATCGGAATCCCTCGGCACTCCACGACGCGGCGGGTGACGTTCTCACGCCTGAACAGGATGAACGGATACTCGTTGTGCGCGTAGTCGAGCATCTCGTGCGCTGCAAATTGTTTCTGGCCGTCTTTGTCACCCACGAGCGGGCAGAAGACCGTGTAGTAGATTGACGGCACACCGTTTGTGTCGAGTTGGCGGGTGTACGCCCAAACTATTTCCACGAGGTTATCGCCACGGGTAAACTCGCTCACCAACCCCTCAAACATCGACTGATCGAGATAGTTGAGTTGCTTGCCGACCGTATCCAAGGCGGCCTCCACGAATGACTCGCTCCAGCCGTCTGTCGTGATCCTGCTACGCAGTTCAACCTCGGTCATGTACTGACGGCGGAAGATTGTCCGGGCGTTTTGTAGGTCGATTGTTTCGGGCGGTACGACCACCTCTTCCATCGGCTTTAATGCCATGACGGCAGGCCGGTTACGGCACAGATACGCTTCAGGGAAGACCGCCGCGCCATCGTTACGCAAGTCCTTCACGATCTTGTTTGCGCGGCGTTTCTTCAGGTCAGGCACGAACTGCATCAGCAACTCGGCGGCCTGATCTGAACGCTCCTTGTCCGCTACCATCTCAGGCAACTCGGCTACGATGCTATCAGGGTCAAGCTGTTGCGAAATGGCAATCAACTGTTCAAGCGTGATCGGTTTGTTGCGGAGGGTCGCCTGCTGATCCCAACCGACAAACATGGCGGCCCAGCCGTAGGTGCTGGTGTAGTTGGCGAGCAGTTCAGCCTCGCGCTGCAAGTCGCTCGCCATCGTAGTGCGTACCCAATTCATCAGGGTAGTCGCAGCGGCTGCCGGTTCGGTGTCAGTCAACTCCACCGGGTTGACGCGAAGATCGGCGCGACTGTGAGACACGGCCAACATATCAACGCAGTCACCAATGATCTGGTCTGCGAGATACACGCGGCAGTCGGATGCCCCGTCAAATGGAAAAGCCTGAGTGCCTTCTGGAAGATTCTTCGACCACTTCTTGCCGTCAGTCGATTGGCCCGTCCACCGGGCGAAGCGAGTGTCCTCGGCCTCGCGGATGTTTTGCAGTGTTAAGCCTTCGTCGAGTGATCGCCGGTATTCGGAAATCAACTCGTTAACGTCAGGCGAATCCGAATGGTGGGCCAGCTTGTCCTGCATATTGAAATCTACCTCGTCTTTATTTGTACACTTTCACTTTTTTGCCCGCACCGCAGTTAAAGAATCCGTCGTTCGTGTAGCCGACCTGAATCTTGTCGCTGTGCGTCTTCACCCGCGCTTCAGGATTGTCGCGCAGGTACTCCTTCTTAAATTGTTTATCCGCCCAACAATCGTAACCCAAACGGTTGCCCCAATAGTGGTAGCTCGCTTCGGGTATGCTGGCCGTCATCTCACCCAAGCCGTCCATCCGGCGGTACGATAAATCGTTGTTCTGTTGGGCGATCTGCTTGGCGTCCGTGAAGGCCGCCTCCTGTTGATTAAAAAGCCGCTGCCCCAGAATTTCGGTCACTTGGTGACCTAGTTCTGCGGGCAGCGACGTGATTGCGTTTTCGAGCATTAGCTGCGTTTAGCTGGCTAGGTCGAACTTGCCGTGCGATAGCGGGTTGTAAACGATCAAGGCCGCAATGGCTTCGATCATCCGCGCCTCACCGCCGCCCGCATTGGGCAGTTTGGTAACGGTAGGCAGCGATCCGTAGCGCAACTCGATTCCAGACATATCCAGAACGTGACCATCGGTCGCGGCGGGCATGAAGTTGGAGTTGGCCAAGGCGATGACACCGAAGTCACCGTCAAACGTATCCACGCTCATGCTCACAGTCTTGCCTTTTTGGGGCGAGAAAGTGCGAACCTGAGTGGCTGCGATCTGGTTGCTTGCGTCCGTCACGGAACGAGTCCCGGTCAGGCGATCAGTGAACGCACGCCGAAGTGTGCGGCCAACGGGCATCACATAGTTCTTGGTAGAACCTGTTTGCCCGAAGATCGATGACAACACGTCTTGCACCATCACGTCCGTTATCANGNCCGTAGTGGTTGCGTCGTTAATGCTGCCAGCCGGAGTGCGGAANGCNCTNGGNACCTGAAGCACGGAACCACCGGAGGTGGAAATCCATGTTGCCAGACCTTTGGTTAGGTAAGGCGTGGAACCGCCAGCATCGAGTTGTGCGTCGTTAGCGGACAAAACGGACAACTCAATGTCACGCTTAATTTCAATTATGGCCTTGGCAATCGAGTTAGCCAATTCACCACCACTTCCAACACCTGCGATGGTGCTAATTTCCTGCGCCAGTGTCGAAACACGAACTGAGCGGCGGAAGATTTGAACGTAGTTCTGAACCAACGCACGATTTGCGCTGCCATCCTGATAGTCCGATGCGCCAACATCAACTCCGTCTACGGTGCCGGTGCTTACGGCGGCGGAATAACTATCGCAAACGTGAGACATCAATGTGTTGCCCGGTTTAGACCCTTTCTTACAGGTCGATGACACGATAGTATCGTGCGCGTCAACATTGGCTAAAATATCAGCCAAGTCCTCTCTTTTTCCTGCACCTTGTGTGCGTTCAAGCGTTAGTGCCATTGTATTACTTCTCCTTTTATTTTTTGCCGCTAATCAAATTCTCCAGCGGCGATCAGTTGAGCGAGGTCGTCTACGTCACCTGTTTCGTCGAAGCGTGTGCGTGCGGAGGATGAACGGGCAGCCGACCCGTCTATCGGGGCCGGTTCAGCCGTTGGGGCCGTTGGCTGTTTAGGTGCCTTCTTCGGGGCAGCCTTCTTTGCCTTCTTGGCACCCGCCTCTTGCGACAGTCGCATTTGCATTCCCATGAGCGTATCGCCCACGATTACCTTGTAATCGGGAAAGCGTTGGATTTCAGGAAACTCGCGCAGGATGTTAGAGGCTGCCTGATACTCGGCGGCGGACTTGTCCTTCCACCATGAGTATGTTTTGTTGGCGTACTCCTCGTTCTGCTGGTTCTCCTGAACCCATTGCTGTCGCTGCGGCAGCCATTTGCGAATTGCCTTTGACGCTTTCTTGCGGATTTCCCGCACCTCCTCGGCTGAGTAATCAATCTCGCCCTCCTTGGTCTGCACCAAAGTTCCATCGGGATTGTCCTCTGCCCATTCTAGAACCTGCTCGGCGTTATGCTCCTCGCGTTGTACGTCCTCAAGCGTTGTAAGGTTGGCGAACGGGTTTTCCGGGGTGACAGGGGCCGTAGTGGTCGCCTGTTCTGCCGGTGCGTTTTCCGCGTCGATCCGCTTTGCCTTTTCATCGGCCAGCTTCTCTTCGGCTTCCTTCGCCCGTTTCGTCAGCTTATCAATTCGCTTTTGAACACCGCGTGGAGTTTCCTCCGCTTCAGGTTCAGCGTCATCGGCCTCCGCTTCGTCCTCCCCGTCTGCGTCATTATCGGCAGCCGGTTCATCCTCTGCATCAGCTTCGTTTTCTTCAGGTTGTGAAAGATCGACCTCTGATTCATTGCCCTCGTCCGTCTCCGCTTCAGCGGGAACTTCCTTGGGCGATTCATCTGTCTGGACATCATCCAGTTCCAATGTTTGTCGCAGTACGGCGGCCAAGCTGGCCTCGTCTGTTACGTCCACGGTTTTCAGGCTGTCCGTTTGCCCGTCTTGATCTGCCATTGCTGTTTATGTGGCCCGCAAAGTGGGCCGGTATGTTTCCAGCGTTTATTTTTCAAGGCGCGAGATACGCAGAAACTACGCGCCGTTGTTAAACAGACAGGCTTTGGATGGCTTGTAGAAGAGCGTGCTTTCGCAACGCGACTGAGTGCGACTGAAGGCGGCTGAAAAAGGCCAGGAGAGGGGATACAGAGGTTACAGAGAGAACAGAGGTTACAGAGGTGGGAGGGAGGTGACGGGGTGACAGTGAAAAATATATGTTGCTGTGAAAATGAAAAATATAAAGGCCGGTGGAATTAGGCGTCACCCTGTCACCGCCACCAAATGTCGCCTTTTGCATAGGGGTGACATAGGGGTGACATTTGCGGGATACGCCTGTTTTTACGGGGTGAAACGGGACGGAATGTCCGCCAAATGTCGCCTTTTGCATAGGGGCGACATTTGGGGTGACATTTGATGGACACAATACCCTTGGCCTTCATAAAAACGCCGCACACGGCAAATGTGGGCCACGTTTTTCGGCCTAAACTCACAAAAACAGGCTTTTAGGCTATCCTGCCCGTTTTCGCGCTTCAGTCCGATCCACCCGTCCGCCTGCTGACCGCCATATCCCGCAGCGTCTTGAAATGCACGCGCACCTCGCTGATGGCCGCAGCTTTGCCGCAGAAGTAGGCACGCTGATCGCCCGCGTCCGGCCCGGTAGCCGTTTGCGTCTCGACCTCCTCAAACTCTTCAAGCGTTCGCATCACTTCGTCCCACAGCGGGTTTTTGCCTTCCCACTGCATGGCCGTCCAATCAATGTCACTCGTCAATTCCGACATGGCGTAATAAATCCTTCCGATGGTATTTGTGTTTTCCGCCGAGCGTCCGGTACGTCTTAATCAGACCCGCCACGCGCAGCTTTTGTATGTACTGGCGATCTAGGCCGGTCAACTCGACCGCCTGCGCCAATGAGAGTAGTAGTGGTTGTTTTAGCATCAGTAAGTTCCTCC